AGGAGATTGAGTGATGAGTGAGAAGAAACTGGTACTCACCCTTGTTCGTGGCCTACCTGGATCGGGGAAGAGTCACTTGGCCTACACCATGAGCCTCTATGATGAGGCGTATTGGGTAGAGGCTGACATGTGGATGCATGAGAAGGGTGAATACAAGTTTGACAGAGCCAAGCTTGCTGATGCTCATGCTGCCTGCTTCAGCTCAGCAGAGAATGCCCTTTCGCAAGGTAGCTCTGTGGTTGTATCAAACACATTTGTGAAGATGTGGGAGATGCGACCTTACATCAGCCTTGCTAAGAGGCATGGGGCCTTGTTGAACGTGATTGAATGCAAGGGGAACTTTGGAAACATTCATGGCTGTCCTGAAGAAACTGTGCAGCGCATGAAAGAGAACTGGGAGGACTACGATGAGCAAAGAGAAAGAGCAATTCCAGAAGCTTCGTGAGCAGGTGGTTGACACCTGCATCTGTGTAAGGTTTGGAAAGGTCCCTGATGCGTTCATGGTCGAGGTCATGGGTCGACTTCATGCCATCAAGGGCCATATTGAAGCCTGTGAAGAGCTCCTTGAGCAAGGAGGTGCGTGATGGATAACCCATACCTTTGTCAATTTGACAGGCGTCAGCCCTTCTCCGACAGGAGACTCATGCACTCCCGTAGGGGTGAGGACATGCTTGAGCCAGAGCTCAAGGTGTCGTGGAAGCTGCTGCTGATTGTAGTAAGCTACAGTGCGGCAGCGGCCCTTATTGGCTATGTGGTTGGGCTAACCCAATAGGAGACTTGTTACAAAGGGCCGACTCCAGCCTTGCGCCCACGCGCTAAAGGGAGTTTTCTCCATCGTCTAATTGGCGAAGGCATGCGTAATAGGTGGCACCTGTGGCCTCAGGCTCGGGTGAATGATGGCAGAGATACTACGCATGTGAGGACGCCCGTGCTAGCTGTCTAGCTAAGGGTAATGGGAGTTCGAGTCTCCCTGGAGAATTACAAACTTGGAGGAGAGATGAGAGTTGACCCCAAGACCGTAAAGATTGGCGATCTGTTAGAAGTAGAATTTGATTTCTCCGATCTTGATGAAGATGACCGAGAACAAGCTTCGATATACGGCGCAGGAATACCTGGATTACGAGGATTTGATGTAGTTGACAAGCCGTGTAAATGGGTGGTCAAAAAGATCTATCCTTATGACATAGGAAGAGTGCCTTCAGAATTCCAATGCATCCCAGAAGGGTATCCACATGAAGCTGCCACTTTCTTCATTTTAGCAAAAGAGGTGGTCAGGATAGTCATAAGAACCAAAAGGAGTGTGCTATGATAAGCAAAAAAGGGTTGATGAAAGCTGTTTTAGCACATGAAAGTGTCTATTTTCATTCGACAAACAAAGACGACATGATCATCGCCCTTCAAGTTCTCTGTGAACGTGGAGGAACTCCACAGCGGGTAGTAGATGACTATGCAAGTGGTCGAGCAAAAGTAAGACAAGAAATATCATTCTACGACTATGGAAAGAGTGCTACTTGGTCTGATTTATCGAAAAGTGAATTTATTTACAAAGGAGACCAAGGTAGGGCTGTCTTATGAAAATAGGAGACAGAGTTGTTCTAACGCGCACGCTTAATCCTCACCTGAGGGCTGGAACATTTGGCACGATTTACAGAGATGAAAATACGTCATCTCCAAATGTCAAATGGGATAATTATATGGGACGTGGACACACAGATGACAGTAGGTCATGTTGGGTGGTGAGCAAGGAATACTTCAAGCCCGCCCCAAAAAGAAAGACTGTAATATGAACACGTGCATATGCAACCGCCCAATGAAGGCGTGGGGAAAAGAACAAGGCCCTTGCCTTATTTGTGGCAAAGAAACAAGGGGGCTGCATGGACCGGATGAAGGGTTGGTGGGTTCCATCTATATCCCTAAGGATGGAGTGCTATCGCATCGGGGGACTGAGCAAGATCAGTCAACCAATAATGGCGAAGACGCGTGAAGACGCACGGGGGATCTTGAGCTCCAAGCTTGTTGCAATGGCTCGCTGGATTCGAAGCGGTGAGTCCAGTGTGACGATGAAGGACTTTAAGGCAATTGTGAAGATCGCAAGAAGATCAAAAGACATAGGGAGGAATAAATGATTGTCGTCAAGATGGTGCCTGAGTTCTATCGTGCGTTTCAAGAAGACTATGGTATGAAGCTTTATGAAGGTGAAGATGCCAAGGACGTGAAAGTCGAGGAAGATCCTGAGCTTCATTATGATTATGTGGTTGCGGGAATCAATGATTCTGATGATCATCGAATCATCGCCGTGTCAAACAAGAGCCTGGAAGAGTTGACCAAAATCATCAATGACGAATATGGGCAATTCGATGGCTCACTGAGTACGTGGAATGATTTTGCAACAATCCTTCTTCAAGAGGAAAAAGCGAGAATGCCAAAGAAGCTATTTCCATTCATCATTACCACAACAGGGAGGCCCTAATGCATGTTCTTCACGCAATCGGACTCGACAAAATCATCGAGAATACAAACCGTGTGCGCTCGGTTCTCGCTGGCTCGAATGAAAACGAGATGCCCGAAGATGTTTGCCGCATCAGAGAAGGCATGCTAGAACAGTACGACGAAGAGTTTGTGAATAAGATGTTTGCCGCATCAGGGAAGGCATGCTAGAACAGTATGACGAAGAGTTTGTGAATAAGTTGATGACTGTGTTCGAGCGACTCTTGGGAAAGACCTTTCCGAAAAGAGATTCGCTTTACCAACTCCTGCAAACCGAGCCGTTCATTGGCGTGGTGATGGAAGAAAACAGGAACGAATCAGATTACCCTGTTGGCGTCCCCCTCATCGTTGGAATGCAGGGAAAGAATGGATTGATCAAGCCCAGTGGCGAACTTGGTGGGACGATATCAAAGTCCATTCGCCTGGCAACTGATGAAGAGCTCATTCATCTTGCTGGGATGACACAATGATGTACGACAAAATCAAGAACGGTACTCCGATTGAGTTCAGGGCAAAAGTGCAGAGTGGCAAGCGTCGCTTCCCACAGGCCATGAGTGAACCATATGAGCATCCCAGCTTTGTGCTCATCGGATATGATACCGGAATCAACGTACCTCTCCCCTTGTTCCTTCCGTTCAAGGAGATGAAGAAGCACACGAGAAAGATGGACATCGACACCATCAAGTCTTGGCTCATTATCAAGATGGCTGATCGTGGACGTGGACGCGCACACGCACAGCAGTATCTAAGTGAGCACAGAGCCTGGGAGGAGTGTCATGGCCAGTAAAGTCCTGGCTCGTGAAGTGAACAGCGCAAACGACATCCGCTCTGAAGAAGAAGTGGTTGTTGGCTGGGACACGTCTGGGAACAAGTTCGCAATCATCGAGAACTTTCTCGACACAAGAATCCATGTGCTCACTCGCCACTTCATCCTTAGCCTCGACGGGAGCGACACGCAAGATTACTCAATTGAGATCAAGCGTGTTGTTGAAGGGATGTCCCTTGTGCAAACATGTAGAGCCTTTATGGAAGAAGGTACGCGGCTCTGGGCATTTCCATCTGCGAACTACGCAATGAGTTGGTTCATGGACACGAAGGACAACGTGATCAGGAGTGATCCAAGAAAATAAGGAGGGTGTTATCATGAGACACCTCACCGAATTCAGCTCAGTCGAAATCCTCACAAAGCACAAGGCAAAAGTTGATCTCGAGAATAAGGTGGTACGAGATGCCAACTTCTTGGGGAACCGTCTTCAATCAGTCGTTGATTATCTCTGTCGTAATCATGGGTGGGCACGTACTACGTTCCAACCCCATGAGAAACCTCGTAAAGTTGCTGAGTTGATGTTGTAACAGGTTTCCATGGCCAATTAGTGCCATTCTGCAAACAACTGTTCGCAGAAAAGGAGCCATCAAAATGGCAAAGGTTTGGTTCAGCGGCTATCACACGGGCAACACGGTCAAGACCCTCAACCACGACACCATCGGCGATCTCATCCAGAGCGAGAGCCTGGATATGAATGGTGCCACCATCATGGTGGGTCGCGGCGGCCACGACCAGAAGGTGACCGACTACAACTTCCGCCTGGCCGACGGAGACGTGGTCACCGTGCAGAAGACCTCCGTGAAGAGCGGTGGTTACTGCACGTCCAAGTGCGTCAGCCCCACCCCGCCGCCCCTGCCCCGCCGCCCCCGCCTGTCGAGGACATCCCCCGGCTGGTGAAGGACAGCGATGGCAATGTCATCCTGGTCAACCGTGACGTGTGGGCCGGTCTGTCCATCTTCAGCGGTACCGTCGTCGTGGGCAAGTCCTACGAGCTCGGTGCTGTCAACAACTTCCTGAAGTCCCGCTTCGTGCCGTACTACGGCAAGGTCGAGATCGAGTACAAGCGCTAATCGGCTGGGGGTGGCGGGGCAACTCGCCCTGTTACCCCCTTTCCTCCTTTTTAACATAGGAGAGCAGAATGAGAATGTTCCAGCCAATCACAAAAAAGTTCGCCAAGAAATGCAAGCTGTTTGAAGAAGCCGACCTTGACTTCATGAAAAATATTGGTGTGTTGATCCTATCTGAAGAGATGGAAGATGTCTTTTGCGAAGCAGGACATAGCAGATGGTGGCTCGTTGCACACCCCCACCTTGATCTATATGAGAATGGAACACAAATCGAATACCCACCAATGATGCTGGGCTTCCTCAATCTATATGAGAATGGAACACAAATCGAATACCCACCAATGATGCTGAGCTTCCTCACGAATGACAAAAACGGTATCACAGACAGACCAAACGGGAACACATATTTTGACGATAGCTATTTTGACCTATTATCAGATCTTGGCATTGAGGAAAAGAAGATCCTATTTCGAAGGCTTCTTTCATTTCCATCAATGCATCCGCATGTAAGTAATTCCTGTGGTATTTGCACGGGATCAGGACAGGGAGTATATTATCTTCAGCAAGATTTGAAACACAACCAAGAAAGTCTAATGATGATGATCCTTGATCTTAAGAGATGGGCGTCATCTGTTCATATTCACGGTGCATACTATGAACCAGGAAGCTATCTGATCCCAGAGTTACCACCAAAAATCGTAAGGAAATGGAACGCAACAGAAAGCACAAAAAATGTCTTCTTCTCGAAGTTTAGCAACCAACAAGATGCATGTGCTCTTGCTGGCTACCTTAAAATTAGTGGAAGCGTTCTACTAAAGTCATTGGTGAAAAAGAAGGTTGAAGAGTCTATTACTTGGGACGTCGATCCAAATGTCCCGATCACAAAAATAAAGAATATCGAACAAGGTGTAACGTCAGAAATGATCATGACTATTGCTTTTGTTGACGTGATTCACAAAGTCATTGAGAAGAATAAGAGTAAGAAAATTTTGAAAAAAGACCTATCTGGTTTCTCTGATGAGATGCTTGAGAAAATGGGAGAAATAGTAGGGAAAGAAGATGCTGGGAAAATGTTTGCACCTCTTTACTCGTATTCAAAATACCTTGATGGGTTATGCGACGTTGAAGAGTGGTTATCTAAAACAGTGCTAACCCATGAGATTTCAAGTGGATGGATAAATCAGCAAGATGCTGATAACTTCATCATTGGCTCAAGTGCGAACGCAATATCTCTTATTGTCGCCTTGTTGGAAAAGGATGGCAACTCCTTATCAATCAACATGACAAACGAAGATACAATTTTGAAATCGGTCTTTGGTGACTCAATCGACAACACGGCAGACCTTATGATCAAGACATATGCGAAGATTGCATATGTGCAAGAAAGACGACTGGCCTACCAGCATCACCAAAAGGAAAGGAGACTCAATGATTTCCTGCGGCATCTCGAAGCAAATGGTGGAGAAAATCCACTTCTTCCATGAGAAGTTCAAGGGACGTGAGTGGAGCGGGCCTGCGTGGTTTCGCTACGCGCTTGATGAGCATGGCTACCCAACAGCCCTTGAGCTCATCTATTTTCATGTGGTCGATATTGCCACTGCGGCCGAGACGGAATGGACACAGGCAGCCTTTGCGGGCGTCTTTCCAGACATTCTCAGCATGTTCATCAAGGAGGGGGTTGATCCAACTACTTTGATGTGTGGGAACATTCATTCCCATCATCAGATGCGTGCGTTCTTCTCTGGTACGGACACGAATGCGATGAACGAACATGCTCCGGAAGAAGGCTTCTGGATCTCCATTATCGTGTCCACCAGCGGAGATGAGAGCAAGACCATCAACAACAAGACACTGTCTCTTCCCACCAACCGCTGTGGAGCCATCTCCTACAAGGGGCGATTCAATCGTGCGGTAATTGACTACAATATGGACGTCTATGATGAGCAGCACAATTTCGCTGATGACGCCTTCGCCGATGAAATCGAGTATGCCAACAAGCACAACCGCCTGCGCAAGGTCACGGTGACTACTGGCAAGAAGAAGGGGACAGGTACCAGATACTCCCCTTTGGACCGCTTGAGCGAGAAGGAGACGGAAGAGATCCTGGAGATTGGCCAGAAGATCGCCCTTCTCCCCGCTGCAAAGGAAGAAGAAATCGACGACGCCGTCGCTGACCTGTTCAAGTACTTCGAGTACTACTACGGCGTGGAATGTGCGCTGGATGAAGCCGCTGGTCTCCTAAAGCCTGAAATCGACGTGATCAAGAAGCGAATGGGCTGGGGCTATGGTGTCATTCCATTGCAGGCGAAGAAGAAGGAGAAGAAACCAAAGGATTGTCTGCCATCCTACACAAACTACAAGCCGGTGATGTATAACTCCAATCAAGGGGATCTTTACGACTGATGGACGAGAGAAGATTCCTTCGTAACAAGGACCTAATTGACCAGCAGCTTCTTGGTGAAGTGATGGTTGTTGGCCTTGGTGGAATTGGCAGTGCGCTCATCTATCCTTTGTCAATTATGGGATTCAGGTCAATTGTCGGCTTTGACGATGACAGTCTTGAGGAACACAACCTCTCCACCACCATGTATCAAGGCGATTGCTTAGGCAAGCCAAAGGCTGAGGCTGCACGCGACGTAGCCAGAGCGTTTGGCTCAACCAACATTCATGCCGACATGATGGTCAGAAAATTCGAGAAGGGGATGCGCCCTTCGCCAAAGACAATCGTCTGCACCGACAGTATGTCCAGCAGAAAAATTGTTTATGAAGAGTGGCAGAGGCTTGACAATCGCCAGGCTTTTATCGACATTCGAATGGGTGCCCTTTCCGTGGTTGTTGTGACAATGACCAAGGACAATGACACCTACATGGATTATTGGCAGGATGACAAATCCATTGCCGATGACCCATGCACAATGAAGCACACTATCTTCACGGCTGAGATTGCGGCAGGGCTTGGTGTCAACCAGCTCTTCTCCGCCATCTCTGGCCGTCTCTATCACAAGAAGGTGTGGTTTGGTCTTCAACCGCTTCGTTTCGAATATGAGGAGCTGGTCACGCCTAAGTTGGAGTAGTCAGTGGAGATCCAAAAGATCAAGACAAGCTACGATGCGATGCCTTATGGAATCACCTATTATTTCATTGGTCAACCCAAAACCAGAAAGACCACTGTAGGCTCTTCATGGTCTGAGAAAGGACAAGATGGCGTTATTATCATCGACACCGACCTGGGCTCAGACTTTGTCGATGGAGCAAACGTCATCCCGGTTACATCAATTGCTCCACCTGTACGAGACGTACATGACAAAGCAGGAAAGAGACTTCTGGGCAATGATGGTAGGCCCATCGTTGAAGAAGTCCCACCATCTGAGCGAGGGTACTTCTACAGAACAGGGGAAAAGCGCGGGCAACCGATGCCGGTCTATTCTCTAAGAGAGGCCTACATCTATCTCACTGAGAATTGGCACAAGCTCCCCTATGACACGATCATGATTGATACGCTTGGTGAGGTGAACAGATGGATCGAGGATGCAGTGGCAAGCGAGATGGGTATTGGGGCTATGGGAGAGGGTCCATTCGGAGCCGATTGGGGACGAGCAAGGCGTAAGAACCTTGATGTCGTCCTCAACTTCCAACGCTTCTGCCGTCAAGCTGGAGCCAATCTTATTCTCACATCTCACAGCAAGAATACAGTGGTCACCGAAGGCAAGGTCCAAATGGGGCCAGAACTTCCAAAGGGGCTTGGTAGCGCACTGACCGCTAAGGCAGATGTCATTGGATCAATCCAGATCCCCAAGGGAAGTACTGACCCTGTTATCTCCTTCGTAGCTTTTGACGAAAGAACCATTGGATCACGCCTTCGTCCCCTTGCTGGGAAGAGGTTACCGTTTAATTACGAAGCGGTTAAAGCAGAAATCCTGGCATATAAGGAGAACTAGTATGGCAATCTTTCGGCCATCCGTGTCGACTGGAGGATCAAAGGCCCCATTTCTTGGGTTCAAGGAGATCAACTTCCTCAAGGTAGAGGAGCCTGAGCCCAAGCCCGAATGGGCCGATATCTATTGGAATATCGAATGTGAAGTTGAAGGAAGTCAATACACGAATACTCTTCGAGTCTCAGGCTCGCTGGAAAGAGATGCTGAAGGTAATCTTGTCGATTGTGGCCTTCTCAAGCGTCTGTATTATTTCCTTGATTGCATTAATTTCGATGGCGGTCTTGATATTCAGGGAAATTGGGTCAACCAGGCAGGCGATCCTATCCCTGATGTCTTGGCTGAACTGAACACCAGTTACATGAAGCGTGAGGGGCAGCGTGGCTACATGGCCTACGGCTACATCTTCAAGGAGCAGCCGAAGAACCCCACGGACAAACCCTACACCAAGATCCAGAGCAAGGTTGTGCAAAATACTCCACAGGCCCGCAAGGAGCTGGAGGAGTACATCAAGTTCATGAAGGAAAAGAAGCACCTGCGTGAGGCGGACGACTCCAACCAAGGACAATCTGCTCGTCCTACCACACCTTTCTGATATGAAGCTGCTGATCGGACAAAAATCCTGGTAACGCTACCAGGTTAATCAGCAGTGGGACATCGGGGGAAAGGTTCTTGGCTACCGCTCCGAGTACCCCGATGTCCATGGTTTAGGAGGACACTATGTATGTAGAGCAGGTGGTTGGTGATAAAAGAGCAAGGGGGAAACTCATTGACTTACCAACATTTCATGAAAATGTGTATGAACACGGAACAAAGGGTCCTATCTTTAGATCCGTCTACCTTTACTCAGACCCTGATCGAGTTGCTGAGCTCAGAGGAAAAAGTGTCAAGTATTACACTGGAGCGTATTCAATCGACGAAATTCCAGTTGATATCGACAGGGGTGATTCCTCTGACGAGTTTACGCTTAATCGAGTTAGATCATATGTGTCCCAATTGCAGGATCATGGCGTCGACTTCGAGAATTTTTGTGTTTACTTTTCCGGAAGCGGATACCATATCCACCTATCATCTGAACTATTCGGGCTGGATAAATCGCCAGATCTTCCATGGATGGTCAGAAAGACTATTGAAACGATCTTTGGCAGTTCTGTAGATCTTTCTATCTACTCTCGCACATCGTTAATTAGGGCTGCCTTCTCAAAGAGTGAGAAGACCGGGCTTTATAAGATCCCGTTGACGGAAGAAGAGTTGTTCATGCTCAATTGGAGGGCGATTCATGAGCTCGCGCATAACAGGCATGGCGCTATCCCAGATATTGGAGCAGTAAAGCCAATTCTGGCACAGTATGTATCGAAAGAAGTCCCTCAGGTTAGAAGCCTCGGCTCAGTTGTTGAGCCAGCTAAGGTCGTGCCATGTATACAACGACTTTATGCTCAAGGGCCAACTGTGGGACGAAGAAATCAGACGTTACTACGACTCGTATCACATTTTAAGAGATCAGGGATTCCATCAGACGCAACAAAAGCAGCACTCCTGCACTGGAACCAAAACTCACTCGACTCCCGTCTTGTAATCGAGGCTGTTGAGAATGGCTATGGCAAGCCATATCGCTATGGCTGCAATGATCCGATGATGCGGGAAAGGTGTGATCCTCGTTGCATCTTCTTCAAGAACAAGGATTACAATGTGGAAGTTAAGACAGCTACACAGTTGCAAGATGAGCTTGTTGCAAGATTGGAATCGGACTTTACTGGAAGAGTGGTCAATCTTGGTGCTACGCTTGGTGTAAAGGATTACGAATCAGTCATCTACCCAGGTGAAATGCTCACTGTGTTTGGTAGGACTGGCTGTAATAAGACTGCATTGGCACAGAGCATCGCCCTTGGTTACAACGCACTCACAGATTCCATTGACAAGGACTTGCAAATCCCATCCCTCTATCTTAGTCTTGAGGTAGCAGGGTGGTTTATGCACAGACGTAACTTGCAGATCCTTGCAGACGTGGACAAGTTAGAGGCTACACGTAGGGCAAGGGACTTGTTCAAGATCCATGAGAAAGAGCT